CAGTAAGACCCACTTTTTTGCTTGTGCCTTTAGTACGCACACCTGGATACGCCGAGAAGACATTATCACTGGTATCACCACGCATGCATTTTTCAAACAACAACCATTCTGGATTAGGTGCTGCTTTTGGCTCTTGTGTTTTTTTGTCAATGATGGGCTTGCCTTTGTCATCAAAAATTCCTTTGTCAGTGATAACATGTTCCATAACACCATTGTATTGTGTGACATTGGGTGCAATCAATTGAACGAAGTCTGTGTCTGTGCTGATGATCACATGTTTGTCATTTGGATGTGTTTGTATCCAACCAGCAATTAAATCATCTGCTTCTAATTGTGAATTTTGTAAAACAGTGCAGTTAGTTTTTTCTGCGATAAAGTCTTTGAACGTGTCAAATGCTTCCCAGAAGATTTTGTCTTCTTCTTGTTCTTTTTCTGTGTGTGCGGCACGAGCATCTGAACGATTACGCTTGTAAGGAGCATAGTAGTCCTTGCGCCACGATCTACCCTCTAAACAGAAGATAACATGACTACCTTCGAACTGCTGCCATGCTTTGCGAATACTGTTTAATGTGATGTGAAATGCCATGCCTAGTTTGATATCAGCGTCACCGTTGATAACGTGACGAGCACGAAAGAATGTGTTTGCTGTATCAACTAAGATATAATTCATAGATTATCTTTCTTCACTGTTTTAATATCAATTACGCCTGTGTTTACAGGACCGCCGAAATCGCCATCGACTACTACATTGGCACACAGTTCACGGAACCAACGATCTATAATTTCTTCGTCTTTGTCTCCGTCCTCACCATATCCCTCTTGCTTTAATTTTAACACAAAAAGGTCGTTCCAGTCAAGCTCAAAAAAGCCATTACGAACATTATCTTTGTTGACATGTGTTTCGATTACGCCTACCCACGGTTCTTTTTTACGTGTTGCACGTTCTTTTGGAGATAATTTGGCCTGTGCCTCTGCTTCTGTAGCACGTTCGGCAGCTTCAGTGGCTGCTTTGGCTGTTTCAGAGGCTTGTGCTGCAATGCCTATTGATCGTTCTGCTTCTGCTCTGATCTTGTCAATACCAAATAATTTTTCAATCCATTTATTCATCATGTTCCCCACTCATTTTTAAATAGCGGCACTTGCAGTCTATCACTGTAACGTAGTCCCATCTTCATTGCTAATTCTGCCACCCGGCGATTATTTAGTGTATATACACTTTCAACTCCGCCCACAGGCATGAGATAACAATGTCCGGTAAATCCTTCTGCACGATATATATCTAAAGTTTCTAAGGCTTCTTCGGCATCTTCTTCTGTGGCTATTACAAATTTAAGATAGGTATAACCAGCTTCTTGATATTCACAAACAACGTCCGGCTTTATCGCTTCGTGTCTTTCCTCTCCGGAACAGCTGAGCTTGGCACTGACTGAAAATGTAACTTCTCTAGAAGCGAATGGAGGATTCTGACCCCACTCTTGTAGGAATGTTTTAAATTCTGGAGTGAGTTTTTGAGTGCCGTTGGTTTCAAACGTAATTTCTTTAAGTTTGATCATACTAGGATGGTTAAGTAATTCTGGATAAGCACGTTGCCAACCCAACAAAGGCTCACCGCCTGTAATAACTAGATGTTCAGCCTGCCACTGATTAAAAGGTAAGATTTCCATTATACGCTCAGCGATAGCATCACTAGTAAGCATAGGACTAAGATCCTTAAACCTTGGATCCCAGCTTGCATAGCTATCACAGCCAGTACTGACAAGTGGTAGTTCTTCATATGTTTTAAATTTATCTACGATTTGTGCAATAGAATCAACTTCGGTACTTAGTTTATCTTTAGGCATACCAAAGCCCGCACATTTAAAGTTGCAGCCAAATGTGCGTAAGAAAACAGAAGGCACACCCATATAGCGTCCTTCACCCTGAATGCTGTAAAACAGCTCTGCAATTTTAATTTTACTCATAGTTTATTATACACTCTTTTTCTGTAATTGCCAAGAGCCATTGCCCTGATCTATCCATTCTAATGTGTCGCCTTCGCCCCAACCTTGCAGATCCAACACTTCCTGTGGTATTGGCATAATGAGATCACCGGTATCAGGATCTTCTTCTAATACAACTGTCCAATTTTTCAATGTTAACTCCTGATCAAATAGTATTGTCGTTCTTATTTTTCCAATCCAAATATCTACGTTTACGACATTCTTCTTTAACGTCAGTTGGAATATCTGGATGCCATTCTGCCATGCCGCAGTCGTAGACTCGATATTCTGGCATTTCTACTTGAGAAAGAAAGAGAATCCAAAGGACGCAGGCAACAACAAACCCAATGAAATATTTCTTCATACTCTATCGCTTAACAATATTTTACACAGCATTGCATCGTGTTCGTTATAAAATTTAAATGTCATTTGATCTGTTTCTGGATGGCTGGTATATCGATCGCCTGGAAGGCCAAAGTGTTCCAACACCATGACACAGGTTTCATTCCACCAAAATCCAGTTTGTTCTTTTTTCCAAGGAACTAAAATTGTTTTTAGATCAGACACAATATTTCACTCATTTTTTATAATTACCTTTTTCTGGAATGACATGTCTGACACCGCCTGTAGGGTCTTCCATGTCGCCTTTACGTCGGGGAATCAAATGAACATGTGGATACGGCACAGTTTGTCCAGCAGCTTCGCCCCAATTAAGGCCAATATTGAATCCATCCCACTCACCTGCTTTGACTTTTTCCTGCCCTACTCTTAGAGCATCAGCGAAACAATCTTCAATCACTCCCACAGCTGAATATTTAGGCACAAACAACAAGTGACCTTCTGTTACAGGATACTTGTCTTTAAAAACAACCACATGAAAGTCATCTTGTAAAACATCGTTCCATGGTGCCTGCCCTGCATCACGTGCATCGTCTAACGAATAATGTAAGTTCATCGTTTATACTCCTGTTTTTCTCTAGGAAGATCATCTTCGCGTACAACAAACTCACGGCCGCCTAGACTGCCTGCAAATGCTTTAGTACGTTCCATGTAAGCTAATCGTAGTTTAAGAGTTTGAAATGCAACATCTAAAAATACTTTAGGCTTGTAACCTAGAACATGCATGTCAAAATCTTTACCTGCGTCGGTGCAATGAACTTTAATTTTAGAATCAATCATTTGGTCCACCAATCTTCCCAAGGAAAATCAATCCATACATTGTTTTCTGCCTTGTTGACTTCCATGCCAACGAAATCCATCTTAACATTGCATTTGCTGGCGAGATTATCTACTAACACAGCGAATTTAACATTGTTATTCCACACTTCTTCCCAGGCCGGATCATCTGGGAAGCAACCACTTGGCCAATCTTTCATAATCCAGTTAAGTGTAGTACCTTGATCGTTGATATCATCTACAATTAAAATGTTTTTAAAAGCGGTATCTTTATCAGCTGCACGATCCTTAGACAACGGACCTAGCGCATCTTCAGCCATCCATAAATTGCTCTCCGGACCAATCTCGCTATCTCGTAGACTTACATTGAGAGTATGTAACGGAATATTAAAATATTGACTGATCATAACAGCAGGAATCAATCCCCCTCGAGTAATACCTACGATATAATCGGGCCTCCATGTTCCTGTAGCAAGTTCTCTACAAATCTTGCCGACTAGTCCTGTTACTTCATGCTGGTTGATTTTGAGTTTGTTCATTTCTATCCTTGAGATATTGTTCGTGTTGTATCCATTTGTTGTTGACTAAAAATCCCCATTCACGCTTATGTGGACCTGGCATAAACAATGTCCAGGCAGTTACACCAGGTTTAAGTTCGATGCGATGATAGCTATTAGAACTACAGGTGCGAAAGTGACCAGGTCCCCGCCAATGCTTGGTCTCTCCAATCATTTGGCCATTTTCGAAATCAGGAGTATATTCATAGTATCCACCTTTTAGTATTAGTGTAGCATAGGGCCACGGATGATCATGAACATCGTCAGGATCACCTTTGAGGAATTTATGTAAAAATACATTAAATGGAAAACGATTTCTTTCTTTCAAGAATAGATAATACCGTTCGAGATACGGTTCGTTATTAACACGATCATAAATGATACGCTTACGGCCCAGTCGTTCAAGCAGTTTCAAAAACATTATTAACTTCTTCCTTGAGATATCTTATTAATTCTTTATCCGTGGGCAATACACTATAATTGTTCTTGTAAAAGATTTCATAGCTGTCGCTGCCGTATTTCCCAATGCCATATAACATTGTAGCATCATTTCCGTCCCAAGTCAAGTAGTCTTGACTCATTCTAAGCAAGCGGGTATATCGGACATTAACCATCCCGAGTGGTTGGATAATGCTTTTGACAAAGTCTTCGTCTGCTTGTAGCAATGCCAGTGCTGTAGGAAACCAATATAGAAATTCTGGCAGAGTGGTCTTCACGGCTTTGCGGCCAGTTTGATTCAACATGATCACCCCAACAAAATGCTGCCAAGCATCATCCACTTGTTGTTGGACCATTAGATCATCGCGCAAGGGTTTAATAAATGTCATTGTCTACGAATCCAGACCCAAATTACTATGCCTATAATAACACCAACAATCATACCTAGAGAAAATAACATTATTCTACTTCCTCACCGAACCAGTCATCTACCTGACGTTCAGCTTCTTCTTGTGTGAGAGCATGAACAAAAATTCTAGCAGGTTTTCCCACAGTGTGCTGAATATTAAATTTTATCACACCAGCGGGGATAAGATTCCAATCTCGTTCTACAACAAACTCTTGTAGATTTTTTGCACGAAAGATTAGATTGTCTGTGATGTCTTTTGCAGTATTCATTGCTGACCTCGAATTATATTCTTGTTCTCTGCTTCATTATCACTGCGCAGTTGATCTTCCATCCACAACATTTTTTGATGTGCATACATTTCTTCTGAAAGTCCATGCCATCCACAACATTTTCCAGTTGGACTACGGCCGCAGCCGCACTTGCCAAATTCTTCTGTATTTTCTTTGACTCGTATTTGCATATTATTCCTCGGGATTAGGGTTATCTATACTCCACGGCCATGAAGTTCTCGGATCGGGCCTGGGTCTAAGTTTAACATTCTCTTCAATAACATCGCCTGTTATTTCATCACATAGACTAACTTGATATGGTGCAATAATGTGAACAGCACAGTCTTCTTCTGACCAATCGTGTTCACCGTCATAGAGCCAACCAGCCCCACCTTCGTAGTATGCTTCTCGAATTGCATCTTGTTCGTCTTCATCGATATCGTCACTAAATTCAATTTCGATATTAATACTGTCGTCGAACTCACAACCCCAACCGCAATCAGTTCGAGCATAGGCAACAGGATCACCTAACCAAGGAAGGTTGCAATCTAAATCACCTTCCACAAAGCCTTGCCCCCAGCGGTAGGTTTCATCTATGTTAAACCAACTGATGCTATCATCGGAGTTCTTACGATACATTTCTACATGGTAGACAATGCTTTTCTTTTCCAGTGGTTTAATTAGATATACTTGACTCATGATATTCCTTATCGTGGTGAAAATTCTTGCTGCATTTTAATATTGTCAAAGAATTCTTTTTTAGTACCTGGGTCATCTTTGAATGCACCCTTGAGTACAGTGGTCTGTGTTAGACTCGAATGCGCCATAATGCCACGATTCTCACAGCAACCGTGAGTGGCTTGTATGTATACTCCGATGTTTTCACTATCTGTAGCTCGACTTATTTCTCTTGCAATATCGTTGCAGAGTTCTTCCTGGAGAGTGCCACGCCTAGCGCACCACTGAGCAATACGAGTATACTTGCTAAGGCCAATAAGTTTGTTGGCAGCAATGATACCAATATAAGCCACCCCAGATACAGGCTGATGATGATGAGAGCACATACTACGCAATTCACTTCTAACAACTAACATGCCTTCATATCTATCCTCACTATCATTTGGAAACGCTGTTGCATCTGGAGCAGGTTCGTATCTACCTGACATGATTTCATTAAAATACATTTTAGCAAGTCTACGTGCTGTGCCTTGACTGTTGGGATCATTTTCACGATCAATAAGCAAACTGTCTAGCACTTGTTCAAATGCAGGAGTTGCTTCGTCGATTAGTTTTTCTAAGTCACCGTCATGCAGATAATCACTGATGTTGTCACCGGCCCAGAAACGCTTGCCTTCACGTTTCATCTTAAAACGAATGTGATCACCTAGATATGCTTCCGAATATCCACCATCGCCTGCCATTGCGTCCAGGCCTGTTTCTTTTTTATCTATCAATTAAATTCTCCGAGTTTATGTCGTGGATGACATTTATAATATTATTTTAACATCTCTAATAGTGTATTACAACTAAAAAAGTTTTCTTGTAGTATAGCTACCTGTTTATTTAGGCTAGGCAGTCGAGTTTCATAATTATCCATATGCTGGATTATTTCTCTACAAATATCTGGACGATATACAGTATATGCATCGTAGCTCTCAGTCCATTTGCTAGGATACTTAAATGTATCTAAAGCCATTTCACTGTAGCTGAGTCTATCAGGCACCATAGGAATGGCACCTACAATAGCACCTTCATACCAGCTGATGCCTAGGGTTTCTTGCAGGTTTGCACTAAACACCAATTTGGCTTCCCCTAGCAAATTATGATATTCGTTTTTTGTTAGTTGTTGATCTTGACAGACGACAAACTCATATTGCGGTAAGTGTTCTTTCAAGTCACGAAAGATTTCAACCTGTTTCTCGGGAGCAATACGATGCGGGAATAAGATAAGATCACGCTTGGGCATATTCTTATACATGTTCAACGTATCTTCCATATACTCCATGGGCCATCCTGTGCGAACAATCTTGCCTAATTCTTTAAAGCCTTCAATCGACTGTGGCATAGAAAGATGTAGCAAGTTCTTGCAGAACAAATCGACATGAAAGTCTGTGGCAAAGTAATTGTGATCAAATGATTCGAAGAAACTCTTCTCAGCAAATCTAACCCAAGGCTTATCTCCCACAAGACGTCCTAGGAAGTCTTGAGGATCATAACTGCCAGCATGCCATAAGCCGTGTGTAACCACTGGAATACCCAGCAACTCACTCATGTACTTTAAGTTTATGATACCAGGATGCCAAGCATCAGTAAAGATAAAGTGATCGCCGGGATGAACGGATCCGTTACAAAATAAACGACCCATCTGCTCAACTTGACTAGCCTTGTATATATTAGTGCCGCCAAAGTTGAGAAATGCTCCAGGAGTGGTAGCACTAGGAATGTCCGTAGGACCTGATATAATGTTGACATGGTGCCCTGCTTTTTTAAGGATTGCCGGCACGTGAGTTTTCCACTGACCCGTGTATCTAGTCTCTACTGCTTCAAGATCAATGAGAAAAACTCGTGCCATTAATTAACCTCTTTTTTGAAAGTGTGGTCTGTTGCCTTGATATGGACGTCTTGGCCGTTTGCTGGCAAGATAGGATCCATAGTTTTGACTATCTCTGCGATAGAGATCTGCAGGATTAAAATCGCAGAGTTGGAATCTGCACCAATCGTGGTAGGCCTCGAGGTCCTCCCACACCTTTACAACGTCAGGACGATTTTCAAAGTACCTGTAGTCCTTGTAGTTTTTCATCGATGTTCCTTTTAGTATTTGATGAATGAACCATTTTCTCCGTCTTCGGAGACCTCAATCCAAATCTCACGACCTGGATACTTTTTGCTAATGACGTCATATAAGTCGCCTGACATCATTTCACAACTCTTATAATCTAAACTTAGTGTAGCATCTTTGTAGAGATTTAGCAACCATCGTTTAAACTGAATAAACTCAATATCACGATCGTCGTGTGTAACGCCAATCCAAACTTTGAAGTGAAAGATGTGACGATGCGGATAACCTAGAAAACTTACATCATATTCATCACCTGTAGCAAGTGCTGGGTCTGTAAGTGCAGCTGGATATTTGTGCATACCTTCTTTCTGAAAGGTAACCCAAATCATTTTGTTAGGTCTAACGTCTTGCCGAATGTTCATCTTAGTTGTTCCATGGTTATAATTTTAGATAATTCTTCACCGAGATCTTTATCTTCAGTGACCACATGTAGACTGTGTCGATTCTCATCGTTCTTTCGGTCATACTTAGTAGTTTCAATGATAGTACCGCCACTAGCGCCATAGACATTTAGTCGAAAACCTTGTGATGCAATGTTTAGGCCTTCGCTGTCAACTGAAATAAGCTGATTACTGTAATCTTCTTCGTCGTTCATTAGCCAGTTGCGAATTTTTTGTTTAAATGTTAATTTCATAGGTTTCTTTTCTACTACACTTCTTGCACGATTAATTTTATTAGCACCGCGGATTCTTGGAACCTTTGTCACCGATGCTACTGCGTAGCCACCACTCATTTGATAATCTCATCTTTACCATATTGATCCCAACTAGTAAACTTATTTCTATCTAGTAGGTCATGGAGGTTATGGCACCACACTCCGTGATTAGTTGCTTTAAAGTCTTTGTCATCAATTTTCAGCGTAGCGTTATAGCCTAGTTGATTAATATAAGGTAATTTTACACTAATCTGCGGAATAAATCTACGCTTTTCGGTAAGACCACTTTCAAGCAATCCTTCCGTTTCACGAACATCAAAGTCTAAGGTACACCAAAATTCGTCCTCTGCATCTAAGCAGACATAGATCATATCTTCCCAAGGACGCCATGTTTCTGTATCGTTAACACCATTAGTCTTAAAACTTTGATTAGCACCAAAGTAAATATGTTTGCACCTGTTGTTACGAGCCAATTCCATAATAATATATGGATCATGCACACCTACAACAAACAGTGTTTTCATTCCGTAGGCAGGAGTATGTTCAATCTCTACGCCGGTGAAGAAGGTAATGCTATCAGCAACACCCGAATCGTAATTTCTTTTCATTTTTTAAATAAATTTTGAATTGATCGGATTAGATTAAGAAATCGAAAATGATAGTTGGTTAAGAATGGAGTTCGATGCGGACAACGACCTTGTTGCCAATCACAGTTAACTGTGATTTCTTGCCTGCATGTGTCGCATTTCATAGTTCTAGTCCATTTCTTCTTGCTTCTTGTTCTGCCTGCGCTTCTTGCATCACTGCTTCGTGCTTGTGTTTAAGTATAACAATATCATCCTTTAAACGCAACCTTTGTTTCTTCAATTCTTCTATTTTTAGGTCATCAAAGATACCAGTTTTTTCCATACTGTCTATCTGTTTGTCCAAAGCACGGTGAGCTTCTTCTAGATGCTTGATTCTATTTTGATACATATCAACTCCTTATTCTACAACCAAACTGTTTAATTCGTCATCGTCTGGATTGGCAAAATCAATTTCGCCTGCTTTCTTACCATCATCGAAATCAAATAAGTTACCAAATGTGTTAGCAGCAGGACCGCCTTGTAAACGTGAACCTTCTAGTGATTTCAAGAACTGCGCACCAGTTTCAATCATATCAAACGCTTCTGCTTTGGTTTTGGTATTGAATAGTTCTTCAACAAATGTACCGAAGTAAAGAATTTTATTTGGAACCCAATCGCTGAATTCAATTTCTTTCTTGCCTTCAATGCTCTTCATACGCCAGTCTGGAGTAAACCTAGCACATTCAATATCCATTAACTGTTGAGCACGTTGCACCGCTTTGATATGACATTCGACATTATGCCCCATCATTAGTGCGTAACTGAAACTATCCCAACTAGTCTTGTTCGGAATCTTACCTAGCTTGTTAAGTCTCGGAACTTCGTGATAGTGTTCTGGATTCAAGTGATTAAACTTAACATCTCCGAGTTCGGCATCTGTCTTGCGAACACCGTAATTGTAATATGCAATATCGCCCATGGTCAAACGACTTGCAAACTCACTTTCAAACGGAAACGGAATATCAAATCGTCCTGAAAGTGCTTTGTTATCAGGAGCCTTGTCCATGATCACTGACCAACGCTTGTTGGTATGTTGTGCATTTGTGTAAACTAATCCGTGAGCAGTAGCAATGAACGGGCTTGCACAGTCAAAACTGATTGTGAGTTCTGGATTGATATGCTTACGGATCTGCCGTTGAATTTGAGTTAGATAGCATGACCAATCTAATTGTGCTGTGCCCAAGAAGTGAATCCAGTTCTTTCCGTCTAGCATGCCTTCATCACGCATGGTCATTAGACGTTTGAGTGTGATATCCATCTTACACATATTAGCACCACCAAATGCCCAACCTTCTGCTTCTTTTCCTGCAAATGGTCCTTTAGGGTCGCTAAACTCTACAACACCACGATACCACTTTTCCGCAGTATCCCAGTCACCACCTTGTAGCACGTTAAGCCACTTGGTGGCTCCTAGGCGATTATCTAGAAAATACTTGTTATTATAACGAGTCTTTTCTAAACAGTCTTCGAAAGTTTTCAATCCAGTCTTAGGACTGTGAATATGATCACAGGCCCATGTAGGCACGTCTAACATCATTGACCAATCAGCAGTTGCTTCTAGCCATTCAAGAATCTTTTGACGTGTCTTGGTAGCTTCTGCACCTTCAAAGTTCAACCAATCAAACTTGAGAACACCTTTACCGATCTGATAACCACCGGAGTCGCCTAAAATCATTGTTTGTCCGCGATCACGCTGTTGTATCATTGATTCCTGATCTTGTGCTTTAATAACATCAAGTTGGGCGTGTCCTGCTGAATACAGAGCATACTTATAGGTAAAGTATCCTTGATCTGGATTAAGAAAGTTCATTCCTTCAATTCCTTGATCAAAGCCTGCAGGAATACGATCCTTTGGTACAAACTCTTCTAGTCGCTGTTTTGCAACATAGGTAGAATAAAAAGAACTAATTGCCGGCAGATATACTGCATAGTCCTTTTGTAATGGTGTTAGATTAACTGGTGGTTTCATTTAAGCAGCCTGTGCTGGGATAATATATTTGTAAGTTGCTAGTCCGCTATCGAGAGTGATCTGGATAGCACCTTCATTGCTCAAACTCATCTTTGTGGTGTTGGTGTCTGCAATCTTAAGTATGCTCAAGATTGGTAATACAGGCCAAGTCCAACCGCGATCTAGTTTACCTGCAACGTTCTGAGCAAACACAAACTCACCACCGTGTGTTGATGCATCGCCGAATGTAAATTTAAGATTACCACCTTCTGTTTTAGCAAGGAATGTAGGATGCTCTGAGTTAGCACCTGCTTGAAAGTTGAAACGAATCACAGAAGTCACTGACGGTTCAATTTCAACATCCCACTTGACACCACGGAACTTCACAGTTTTCATCTTTTCGTTAATGATTTCTTGATTCATAAAGCGATAGTCGTTCTTGAAGTCGCCGTCTTTGTTTTCAAAGTGCAGGCCCACTGGCAAAGTTTCACCATTGCGTTCTGCTGTGGTAATACTGATCTTTGCACCTTCTTTGTATTCTGCACCTTCCAACAGATATTTCAACTTGTTCAGTTGCGGCATACCAAACACACCGATCATATCTGGATATGGATTAGCAGTTTCTGCCTCCATGATCACTGAACGGTCATCTGCCATTGAGTTAACAGTTGTGCCTTTATCTGTGCCTGTGACCTTAACTGTGGTCAAGAAGCCTAGATTCTGCGTATGGCTAACGATGTCTTGTAGTATATCTTTCATTAAGAATTCTCCTGTATATTAAGATTATATTTAGATCTTGAGTAAAAAGCAACCTAGAAATCACTCAAAATCGAATAGTTTTGCGAATGTATTGTCCGACCTTGTTGAACTGATGTCCCATTCCAAAACACCAATAAGGTTTCCTAACTTCTCATCTATCACAGTGGTTTCCATCTCTGCATCATTGAAAGGCAGATCCTTGAACCACTGCGGCAATCTCAGTTCATCCACAGGATAGGCCACGGAAGTATGCCCCATAGGATTGTCTTTGATCTTACATACAATTACTTTCATGCCATCTACTATCTGCATGGAGTATTTGTCATCCATCATACGCCTGAGAGTGTTCCAATTCAACGAAGCTCTAACATGCCCGGGCATATTGGTCTTGCCTGCTTTCTTTTCTTTGGCAGCGTATTCTGTGATATTGTTAGCTCGTTTAGGCGAGCCCTTTTCCCAACCCGGTCGAGTTTTAAATTCTGTGCGGAAATCAGTGATATATTGCAGTATCTCTTCTTTGGTCACACCGGTTAGAGTTTTAGTCAGCACCTCACTCAAGAAGTCTTGTATAACAACCGGGGTATCTGAACGCTTGAGGTCAAGGCCCATGGCTTTGATCTTGCCTGGTTTGCCTTCTGTGTCTGCTCGTTTGCCTTCTTTGTCGTAGTAGAGCACTGCATATCGCTTCTTGGTAATGAACAGTCCTTTGCTTGCAACAATCTCGCGACCTGCTTTGATGACCTCGGCTCTGGTTCGAGGAACATGAAATGCGTCCTGCATGAATTTGACAAATGTGCCATTGACTGTATCTCCTATAGTATCATAAAGTTCGACCACTGATTCTCTGTTCCAGGGAATCAGACCTTTCTCAATGTCTTTTTTCAGGGTAGCATACGCTGAAAAATAACAAGAGTCTGTGTCACCGTAGATTACTGCTCGACCAATATGGTCATACTCTCCAGTGATAATTTCGTTTACTTTTGATGCCATGTGTTTGGCAATTTGCCGGCCGGTCAGTGTAGTTGACTGTCCGATTCGGTTATCAAAGAATCTACAGCCTGGATTTAAAATCGCACCATAGAGACTGTTCAACAGAATCTTCTTGACCAACTGTCGTTTGTCCCAGTATTCTTCTTCAATCTTGTTGCCAGCTTGGATACATTCTTTGAGCTTGGCCTGCATTTCTTTACGTTCTTTATACCAACGAGCCAGCAGTCCTGATATCACTCCTTCAGTTTCATATGTGAATATAGTGCCGTTAGCTGAGATCATCCAGGGTTGGTTGCTGTCAAATATAAGATCATAGGCCTGAGCCGCACTTAGCGTATCCGAACCACCACCTTCCCAATCAACAGTGACTTCACGACCTACTTCTCTGTTCATCACGGCAGAATATTCAAGACTACCAAATATACCTTCCCATGCTGATGCAAATGACTTGCCCTTGGACATTTCTGCTGCAATAAAATCCTTGGTTCCATCCTGTCTCAACTGACCCACGATGGTTTCAGGACCCATATTCAAAGCCCGAATAGCACTAGGATAGAGACTGTTAATGTCAAGAGAGCCAATCCACTCATGTATACCTTTCTTAGGATATGCAACGTAAGCCCCAGCAGCCTGCGTGTCTCCGTGCTCTTCCATCTTTTTGCGATTAGGAACTATCATACCTCTGCGGTGAGCTTCGTTGATGATAGCTTGTTCAGTCACAGCCACCGCACCCATAGTAGTTGCTAACAGCACTGTGTTTTCGTGTGCAATAGTATTAGCTAAGTCGATGAATTTCAGTTTCTTATCTAGATCATCTAGCAGTTTACAATCGTTGATGTTGTATTCGACGAATGTTTTAAAGTCATTGTTGTATAGTTGATCAAGTGTACCTTCATACTGAGTCTTTCTCTGACCTAGTTCATATTCGGCAATGGCATCTAATCGATAGGTGTGACGTTCTTCATAGGTATACTTGCGATAAAGTTCAAGACTGTCTATATGCACACGACCAATGAAGTCATATGTAGTGGCAGTTTTACCGAACTTTTCATATTCGCGTTTCTTAGGCAAACAGTTCCATAGACAAAATCGTTTGGTATCCTCTTTGCTGAGAACCTTGGTGACACGATTAACTGTGTATGGAATATCGAACCCTTCTGAATTCCACCCACTTAGAACATCTGCATCTTGTATAAGATCCAAGAATGTGTTTAACATGTCTGCTTCGTTGTCAAACAGCATGGTGTTGGGGAATTCTTCAACCTGCTTGGTAGCTTCAGCCATGCTGAGTGTTTTAGGAGGTATGGCTAGGCATACCATGGTCTCCATCCATTGTAGATACACAGCGATAGCAGTGATGGGCATGAATGCATCATCTGGTGAAGCATAGCCCCGTTCAGGATCAAAGTCTACCTCAATGTCGAAAAATGCTACATTTAGTTTAGGAGCATCTTGATTGAGATAATGATCTTCTAGACATCTATAGATAGGATTGATGTCTGACTCGTGGAGTTTCTTGTTTGAATGTATGGCAAGTTCTTTGCGATGTTCTTTGACATTCTTTGAACTTACACGGCTAAGAGGTTCACCCTTGATGGATTGGAACTTGCCTTTGGGGTCGTTGTAATAGAATATATGTTTGGCAGCATAGTCTTTGAAATGTCTCTGCCCTTTGTCGTCACGCTCAACGACACGTATCATGTCATCGTCGCGATCGTAGTATGCGTCCACGAAACTCATTTTTTCTCCTATGCAATTTTAGGCTTGCAAATACCAATGTGCGGTTTATGGCCCGCCTACCTTCTTACTTTATTTAATTAATTAGCATTCTTGCTAGGCCGAATGTGTCAATTGCGGTTAGCAAGATGTAGTTAGCCAACATGCCAAACGATTTCCGAGTATAAGCAGCCCAAGCATACATGGCACAGCCAGCGATCCAAATAGGATACAAAACAAGTAAAGGCGGATTGGGAACTGTAAGCGCCATAGTGATTGAGCAGCCGATACTAACAGCCCAAGCAAGCAGCTCAATAACGAAACGGAAGCGATTGCTTTGCCAGTCATCTCTGATCCAATCAAAAGTTGGTTTTAATAATTCATTCATTCAGGAAGTTTTTTAGTAACACCGAGAATCATTTCAATCTCGCTCCACTCTGCTTCATGGTCTTTCCAATTGTCTTTGTGTGCGATGCGTATGGCTTTGTTGATCCAACTGGGTTTGATTTGTAATTCTTCTGCGACAGCTTTAACAGTTTCTTTAAGACCTTCGTTGAGATCTTCTACTTCACGAAGCACATTAGATCCTTCGTTGATTAATCTTTCGAGTTTGGCTTTTTCTTCCGGTCCATACATTTTTGACATTTGTTCTCTCCTATACGACTATTATATAGTCAAAGAAAAAGCCGGTCAACTAATTGCCGGCTTTATGTTACCAAACGGTAAATCTATTTAACTAGAACCGTCTCGGTCCATTCCAATTTGAGACAAGAACATAATACCTAGTACTCCTGGAATAATTAACCAAGCCGGGCCACCGAATATTCCTGCGATTGTTGCGGCTGCGCCTCCTAGTATTCCTGTTAAACTTGAAAGTTTTTCACCTAGTGTAGCACTCGGTGCCCAAGCATCAATGCCACCTAATGTTCCTCGGCCACTCTTTGGATCTTTTTTCTTTTGACCGAAGAAGTCACCTACTGGACCTTCTTCGATAGATTCTGCAGCAGTTTCAGGTTTAGCACCCAGTGCTTTGGCCACTGCTTTGATATTTGCTAATGTGAAATCACTTTTATCTGCACGGTCTTTACCTAACACTTGTTTAGCAACATCTGCCATTTTATCTTTTTCTTGATCTGAAAGCTTTGGTGCCAGTTTAGACATTAGCAGGCTTTTGACTTTGTCCATCGTGCCTTCATCTAAACGTGAGCGATTTTCAACTATTTTTTTTCTCGACTCGCTCAATACATCATACATTTCAAATACGCCACCGTTGCGTTCATAGACCAGTCCTGCGTATAGATCAGCTTTCATGCCTTCGCCTAGTTTGCTCTGAGCCACACGTTCGGCCCAGGTAAACAATGCTTTGTCTACAGGATCGATCTGTTGTTGGCCACCACTTTCTTGAACTAGTTGGACCATCTGTTTGAAAGATAATTTTGTTTCTACACTTTCTTTAACAGTTTTCTTCTTGCCTTTTGGCATCATTGCGCTTTCAGTTTTAGATGCAATGGCTTTTTGTAGTCCTGGGGGAAGTTTTTTCTGCTTGTCTGAAAGGCCTTTTTTATCTGCGGGCTTGTCGTTACCTTTTTCACCAGCAGCTTTTTTCATTGGCTCTTTCTTGTCGCCGTCTTTGTCAATGTCTAGGAAGTCTGGCTTGGCACCTTCTGCCATCTTTTCTTTCTTGGCCATTTTCTTTTTCTTGTCAGCAGCTTCTTCTTTCTTGGCTTCGACCATCTTCATGAACTTGCTTTTAAATTCTGGTTCTACACTTTCTTTCTTGGCTTTCTTCTTTGGCTTGTCATCTTCGTCATCGGCTTCTTTTTCTTCACTACCGCCATAGGCCTTGCTGCTCTTGTGAACAATGCCTGTTTTTGTTTTTTCAACAGTGCCAGTAGCGATGTTTTTCTTATCGCCTACTTTCATGTCGCTCTCTTCTTTGACATCTTCTTCAGCTTTCTTTTTAGCTTCAGCAACGTAAGTAGTGCGGCCGCTTAGAACACGCAGTTGTGCGTCTTCGTTTAGTTGCACAGATTTTGGCAGCTCTGGTGCTTTTGGAGTATCGATCTTACCGTCGATACTTTCTATTTTGCTGATTAACGATTTGAAGTCCATGTTCACATTCCTAAAAGTGTATTATATATTTATCTTTTTACTAAATACCCACCAGTTAACAGATTAGTTCCTTTGAGATCTAATGCGTTTTTTGCGGTTCCGTCTTTGT